TACTAATATCGGTAATATATCCGTTATTCAATGCATAGGTGTTATTAATTTGAGAATAAGGACCTAAAACATCTGTTGCAACAAAATTGGTTGTTGTGGTTGTTGTAGTTAAATTCCAGTTTCCACCAGCTTGAAAGTTTGTTGTTGTCGTTCCTGAAACTGCTTGCCAATCACCAGCACTTAACACATTGATTGCAGCCGAATTTGCCACGAATATTTGCAAATCAGGATCAACAATCAAAAGAGCTGGTGCATATTCGGTATCAACCCAATTGTCTACGTTTGGAGATAAAGTAACAACACCTTCTTTAGTATTGAAAGAGAATGGATTAGCATTGACTGTGCGTGATGCAATACGTTGTGTAATTGCATTGGCTGTTGTATATGGCAATGTGAAATAGTTAATGTAACTATCGGTACTAATGTTATAACCTAATGCTGTCGATGTATCAGCAGAAGGCATATTCATATTATATGCCAAGGCCAATGATTTCAATGGGAAGTTACGAACATTTTGTGTCGCTGTCATCTTTCTTTGACGGCGATTAATTGTGGCATAGTAATCCAGATTTTGTGTATCAGCTGTTGCATAACTAGAGAAGTCATCAACAACAATACCATTCTTAAAGCGGTTCAATCCAAATGTATCAGTAATTTGTAATGAACTGGCCTTCTGTTCTAACAGATTCAAAGATGCATAGTATTCTACTTGATTAATACGATTCTCTAAGCCAGCAATGTCTTGCATTGTGTAACGCTTATGTTTGACTTTTTGAATCGACAAATCAGAAACGGTACCTGGAGGTGTTTCTGTTGGAATATAACCAGTATAAGGTGTATGGGTTAATTGTGCAATAACTAATGCACCATCCGGTTCAGTTGGGAAAATTGGATTAAGAGAAGGAGCTCCTTCAATGATTTCAAAGCTTCTATCTTTACTTAATATCAACTTATCTTTACGACCAAGATAGTATGAATAATCACCTAAGAATGTGGTCAAATCAACAGGCAAGAATATACCACGATTGGTATCAGAGTTCGAATAACGGAATTCAAAAGCAGTTGTTGCATTGACACGAGTTGGTCTAAAGTCTACACAATCTCTTAAACTATAAACTGTTCCGTATGTGCTAGTGTATTGTGGTATTTCTTGATACTGTTCATTTGAGTATGATAGAATACTAAAGTATCCATCACCACCTGAGTGTTGATAGTAATCAAGTAATACAAGAATGTTACCAATAGGCTGAGAAGCACCAGGTTTTAATGTGATACTGGCATGGTCATAGTATGAATCTCGTTGACCATTATCAAAGGTATAATTGTTTGTAACATCATACAAAGGATTGGTTATCATTGCTACTGTTGGTACGGTAGCAGAACTCTTTGTATCAATAATTTTAACAATTTGTTTTACATCTGATAGATATAAACTTTGTTTATTTCCTGGACGAACAAGGCCAGCTCTGCGAATATAAACTTGGCCTGTTGATGTCAAGCTATTATCATCAACAAAAGTATACGTTGCAATCTGTGTATTACTTGTATTAATAACATCTGTATTGGCTGTAATGAGATATTTACTCTTTAGAATACGTCCAGTATCTTGGCCATTCTCAACGAATACTTTTGCATATACAGTAGCAGTAAATGTGCCACCAACATCTGTAGAGGATAATGTAGCAGTAGAACCTGTAGAGTTCAATGTGACTGTTCGGCCTGCGGTAGTCCAAGGAACATTATCACCAACGTTAAGTGTTGAACTACCTTTATTGGTAACAACAATCGTGTAGTTTTGTCTTACTAAATCGGTTGAAAGTGTTGAACTTGGTGTACCAAAATGGCGAATCACATTGTTGTAATCGCCGGTGTATGGTAGTGTTGCAACATAGGCACCACCAGAAGGTGTAAATGATACGTTGCGCCATACTTGTTGTGTTGTAAATGATGTATCGGTAATAGTTTCAACATAAGGGTTACCGACTGTGAACACCAACTCAGGCACATTTGGATTTTGTAGAACTGTATCACCAGTTTCAAGACCACCTACTTTACCTTGTTCAGCATCAATATCAGCCTTTGCATAAAGTGTGGCTGGATATGAAGCCTTACTTGCATAGATGATTGATTCAATATCTTTGGTGTCAAAGTTTAAAGTAAAACGTGACGAAGCAGTTGGTGTAACAGTCCAGTTTTGATTGACTGTTGCAACCTTTGTAGTACCGTTGTATGCTGTAATGGTTCTAAAATCACCAGCACCAGGTCCAGAACTAATAGTAATATTTACACCAAGATAGGCATCATCTTGGCGAGAGAAGTAACTTGGCAACGTGATAGTGGATGTGGTACCACCAGCGGCAGTATGAGTAGGTGCTTGATTTAATAAATTTGCCACATAAGCTTTATAAACATATGTGTTTGAACCTGTACCTGTGGCACTATCGTATATCAAAGCACGAACATTGGCTGTTGCTACGACTGTGGCATTATAAGTATTTGAGTTTGCATATGATACATTGGCTGAATCAATGCAATGTAAATCAATCTGTGAGTATGATGTTGTATCAAAGAAAAATGTATTTGAACCGTTAACATTATCAACATAAAAATAACTACCAAAGTTAACGAACACTGGATTGTTATTTTGTGATTCGGAAGTTCTAGCACGATTAGAAGTTAAATCAACACTAGCAGGATTGTCTAAACGATAGCCATGAACATAAGCCAAACCTTTACCTACGTTCATAATGTAGGTATCTGGATCAGCCGTGTTTGCTCGTGGTGTTAATTTGAAATCATTTACAACATAGTCACCATTGGTTTCATAGTCACGCTTGGCAAAGTAATCATCAATCACACCATAAACAGAACCATCTACCAACTTAACGGTGTTACCATCTTCTACACGAACCAATTCGATAAAACCATCATCGTCACCAAATGTAATTGGTCGACTTTCTAGTGTCAAACTAACTTTATAACGGTCTGCACCAGGTGCCTGATAATTGGAAGCACCAACGGCTGGATCCAATAGTGAAGTATCATTTACATAATCAACAATAGATTCGTCAATGTTTAGACCGATACGTTTTGTTGGAGTGTTGTCATACTTATCAACAACAACAGTTTGTGGATTTACTTGAACAAACAAACCATCCGAAATGGTAATGCCATCTGAACGGGTATAGTTACTTGATACATAGAATACACCTTGTGCAATCGAAGCAACCGATGAAAGACCTGAAGCATTTAACGCTTCTGCTTGAGCAGCCAAGTTAGAATCCACGTCATAGATAACGTCATCATCTTGAAACTGGTCACCAGATTTGTAAGATACAATTAATGTTGGTGGATCACCAGCACCTGTGGTACCTGTGGCAGCCACAACGGCAATAACTTGTGCAAGAACAGAACCATCTGCATTACGAACCAATTTATTTGCAAATGCATTAATGTCAATGGCAGCATCATTATATGTTGGTTGTAATTTAATATAAGAACAATTAAAATTGGTTGTTACTTGGCCGCCAGTAACAGGTGAGTTTTGCTTGAAAATGTTATCAGCAAACTTGGTGATTTGATCCTGAAGAATACTTTGAGATTGAGTTAACTCTCGTGCTTGAACCGCAAATCCTGGCTTAAAAAGAATTCGATGAAAGTTCTTAGCAGGATCAAAGTCATCATAATATGGATCAACGTTAAAATTAAGCGGCATTTTTTAGTATCCTAATACAAATTTAAATTGTTCAATACCGTCAGCACTTCTCTGAACACTTTCTCTATTCTCAATGTATGTCAAATAACCTGAGAATAAAACAAAGTCTGGTGTGCTAACAGTTAATACGGTTCTTGCAGTTAAAGATGAATTACCAAAAATAGGAGCGTTTACTGTGAAATCTCCTACTGTATTTATGAGCCTAATTAGGTTGGATGCTGAATCAAAACTCAATACTGTTGCAGTAAATGTGGCGGTTTCTAAAGAAGAACCTTGAAAGACCGTTTCATCTTCGGCATACACACCAAAACCTGGTGCAACCACAATGTCGGTAGTTGTTCTATAAATGGAACCATGGGCTGGTGCAGGATAGGTACTGAGAGCAGTAGGATTTACCAACAATCCAACTTGCCTAAAGTCGATGTCAGTTGGTAAATTACCAGACTCACTTGAATTGAATTCTACCGTTACCATTGTGTGGCTGGCACCAAGTTCATCGATTGGGTCATATCCGTGGCCACCAATAGGAGAGATTGGAGCGATGAAGGTTGCGTTTGAACCTAGTGCAGAAGTCACCGCTACGTTTGCAAAGGTATAATCTGATCCTGTGTTCGTTACAATGATATCGGTAATTTCACCGGCAGTCACACTTGCCGTTCCTGTAGCACCAGTACCATCACCAGTTACCACAACTGTAATTTCGGCATTAGCTGGATCATAACCACTTCCACCATTAACTACATTGATAGCCTCAACATCACCATAACCTGCGGTTGAACTGATAGGATTTAGTGTAGCATCACCAACAGGTACAGGAATCCAAGTTGAATCCATAAACTTTGTTTTAGAACCAACGTCAATGGTATACATATACTTCCATTTGTATCCATCGGAACCTTTGTAGATATTATTGGTACCATAACTTCCTGGTTGGAAAAATGGTTCATCGGTGGCTTCGGCATCGTTATTGTTCCAAAGGCACTTGAATACTTGGTCATATTTGTTACGCACATAGAAACGGCGGACCAATCTGCCAAACACATCAAGTTGAAACATGTCTACATCATCACGATAGTAATCATAAACAGTACCGGTTGTCCAATCAATACGTTGAATCACTGGACTAATATTTGATGAGTTGACCAGTTTAGCCACAAACATATTTTTAAATATAGATTTGATGGCTTTTTGGTCTTGTGTAGGAGTTGTTGGATCTCCTTCGTTTGGCCATGGCACAACACGAGCCAAGAAACAATACATTGTGCTGATTGGTCTATTTGTACCAGATACCGAAGCCACAGGTGCAAAATAGTCCTGTTCAACCTGAGTTACTTTTGCATTATATGTTAATAGATTTTTATTGGCCATAATTTA